GAAAGTCGTTCAGGACTGTCAGGGTCATTCCAGAACTCTTCCATGACCAGTGGTAATACATTCTCTCTACCGAACACTCGATCATATCTCTGAATTGTCTGTACATATTGCAGTCTACCAAGATATCCTGTGACAGGTGGATTACCTGCAGGTGACAGTTTCTGGACTATCTTCTTCTTGAAGTGCTTAGTCCATGCCATCTGTTCTGAGAATGCTCGACTGATCGGATCTCGAAGCACCATGATGACCTTGACTTCAAAGTACTTTGATAACTTGTCACGGAGTTGTATGAGAAAGTCTTCCTTCAGTTTGAAGTTGTAGTTGGAAAAGTCTGCAACCGCTTCAAACTCTGGATGTACTTTGTCATATAACCTACGATAGTATTCAACATACCTATCCAGTGTGTAGGGTGGTTCATAGATGTCATCGTCAAGTGCGATAGAGTTGTCCACCATCTTCACCCACTCGTGGTTTGGTGACTCTTCGAGTCTTCGATACTTTATGAATTCCTCTAGACTGCAGTAGTCAGGAGCACCCACTGGCACCGCCAACAGTTTGAGATACTCATTCTCCTTGTGAGCACCTGCATGACAATACTTCTGGTCAAGTGCTAACGTATAGTATAAAGGTGTTGAGGCACTGTATGCAGTCCCTGCAGATAATAGGAACTTCACAGTTTTGAGATCACATAGTCTGCAATTTTGCGATGTCCCTCTTTACTTGGATGTCCAACCAGTCGTGACTCTCCAACAATCAATTTACATGAAGCGATTTCAACATCTGGCAACCATTCATTGTATCTCGTCCTTTGATGTATATTCCATGGGTATGTCAGTGTCAGATAGATGGTCTTACATTTGTCTTTGAGATAGTTGTCAAGTAGAAAGACATTCTTCCAGTAGTTCTCAAGTGCCAACTCCTCTGTCCAGATATGTTCATAGTACATCTTGTGTGCATTCTTCATATTTGGTGTACGTAGATTATTAGTTGTCTTCTGATTACCGATATTATAAAACCTTCGTTTAGTGGGGTCGTAGTAGTTCCATCGTTCTGGTGCAGAGAATTGAATGATGGCAGTATCACAGGTGTTGCCTTCTCTGAAGAACTTGATGGCATGCTTGACTATCCAGTCATTGCAAGCACCTGATAGACTACGATTGTGATGTGTGAGATTCTTATCTGTTGCGACTAAGTTGGAAAATCTATACTCTTCGTGTTCTGGTTCCAACTCCATACCGAATGTGACGGAGTCACCACAAAAAAATAGATTTACGTGCATTATCGATGGGGATCAAACTTATTGAGTAATACTATGAAGTAGATCACTGCAATTATACAAATCAAGAAAAATAACTGCATTCAAAACTCCATAGTATAAGAAGAGGGAGGTCGGATTCCTGTATACCGACAAGAGACGGGCATTTCTACAGTTTAGAAAAACATCTCTGCCTGAGACCCGACTGGTAAGTCGATTCTGCTTTCGCAGCAGCACCACCTGTGTCTCATCACCTTAACCAGCTAGATGCCAGTAAGTTTATTCAGTCACTCCCGATGTAAGCGTCCTTACATAGATAATTATAACACCTTGATTATGCCTTGTCAACATGAAAATATATTTTGATGGTTGTTCTTGGACAGAAGGTGCAGAGTTACAGGATAAGAAGAAAGAGAGATATTCAAGAGTTGTATGTGATCGCCTGAATGCAGAGGAAAGCAACTTCGGTAGAAGTGGTGGGTCAAATGATCGTATCGTAAGAAGACTGCTGATTCATAAGAACATAGAAGACTATGACTTGGCAGTCATACAGATGACTCTACCTGCAAGAACAGAGTACTGGGATAATGAGTGGAGGTTCATCAATCCAAAGCACAACTACTCTAAGTGGTTGTTTGGTAAAGAAGGTAAGATCGATACACTGGGCAGTAAGTTCAAAGAGCACAGTGATTTCTGGAAGTATTACTATACTGACATCACAAACGAAAAATACTTTGATGTCAAGGAAGAGGTACACTATAAGACCATACGTGATCATTGTAAGTGTCGAGGAATACCACTGATACTCTGTACTATCAACAGGTGGACATCACTAGACTTTGATATACACATGGACAGTGCCACTCTAAATAAACATCGTTACGGACACCCCACAAGGGAAGGTCATGAGTTTTTAGCAGGGGAGATATTGAAACTACTATGAAGATGTTATGGAATCTGGGAGTCAACTACGCTGCCACAACACCACTTTGGTATACACTGACAGAAGATCAGAAGTATTGTCATACAGGGCATCGTAAGGAGATACACTGGTTACACTTACTTGAATGGAAGACTCTAGGTATAGACAAGAAGTCTCCGAATCATGCAATGAAGTATGATGGTAGATATAGATCTTTTCTGAAAGCAGACAAGGCACATGAGAAACCTAACAAACCATCTCACCTACAGTATCCTGGTTTCTACCATAAGTTTCAACTTGGCACTGTACAGGATTACATATCTTACTATCAAAGAGTATGGGAACATGTAAAGCATGAGTATGCCTCTGTTGGTGACTTCAGTAATACCAATGCGATGATGAGAGAATCATATATGAGAGAGATCCGAGATCAGATACTCGATGCCTTTGATCTCAAGATCACAATCATCTTCCGAGATCCCGTGCGTCGTCTGTATTCTCAGAATCATTACTATGACTTTGATAGTCCTGACCCTCTCTCTTGGTATGGTAAGATATACAGGAAGTGGGCATCTGTCTTTGGTGAAGAAAGAATATGTCCGATTGTCATGGAGGAGTTCTGGGACGGGCAGGTTGATTTACTTGAGGACTTCCTTGGTATCAAGATTGATACGATACATCCTAACTGCTTTGCTGGTGATTTCAAAAGACATGAGTATCTGGCAGATCAATGGATTGATGGCGACCCTAAACCACTGACACCAGAGCATTATCAGAGATTGTATAAAAATATGGAGGACGTATATAAAGACTTTGAGGATACCTTCGGGTATATACCAAAGCAGTGGGGATAAAATTTCTATTGAACGTGGGGACACACTTCTCCGCTACGAATCCACTGTGGTTCTCACTTTGTCATGATAACAAGTATGTACACACAGGTCATAAGAAGGAGACTGGGTTCTTACTATATCTACAGAACAAGGATAGAAGCAAGTGTAAACCACATCCTCCCGACAGTGCGAAGATGAGACTGATGCCATTTCTTTTCTCATATTATCCACATGACTTCTTTGAGAGTTCAGAAACGATTGACGATTATATCAGATACTATACGAATCACTGGAATCAGATTGAAGGGTATGAGTCTGTAGGTGATTTCACAAATCACTATGCAGGTCTGACACCAGAGTTTGTGGAATCGATTGCAGACAAGTTGAATGATGCCTTCGACATGAAGGTGACTATGATATTCCGTGACCCAATACGTCGTCTGTTCTCGTCTGTAGGTACAAACAAGAAATTTCAAGATGTGCTCACCACTGGTGTCAGTAATGATAAGGGTATCAAGTTTTCTCAGTATGATCGTATCTACAATACCTTTGCCCCACACTTTGACACCTATGCAATCATCATGGAGGATCTGTGGAAAGACCATAGCGGTCTCTCTCAGTTTCTAAACTATGATATCAAGACTCTACACTATAATGTCTACACACCTGATCTTGGATCTAGACACCCGAACGAACCTCTCCACTTAGATGACCAATGGAAATCAGATAAGGAGGATATTACTCAAGAGTCGATTGATATGGGAAAGAAGAAACTAGGATATGTCTACGAGAACTTTGAGAAGACGTTTGGTTATATACCATCAGCATGGGAATACCAGTAGTCAGGTAGTTTACCAAAGTATTCCTTCCACTCATCATATACGAAACCAAGATATTGTTTAGACCACTCATATAACTCTGGTGAGATATCGTCCTGTTCTGACGACCACTGATCGACCAGACCTTCTAGTTTAGGTGCCTTTGTTCCTCTCTCTGGTACAAATACATTCTCATGTATCTTAGTGATTGGATATTCTAGAAACCAACTGATGTCTTGCTCTCCACGAAAGAACTCTTCCATGACTACAGGTAATACATTGTGTTTACCGAAGACTCTTCTGAACTTCTTGATACCATCGACATATAAAGCACCTTCATGTATCGGTTCCTCTGTCAGAAGACGTTTGTATGTTCCTATGTGGTCAAACTTCTTCTTTTTCTTTGCCCTCTTCAATATATCCTTTTCTTGCTGTGTCCACATAGAGAAGTGATGACCATACTTACCTACTCTAGAAAAGTATCGGTAGATAGGATCACGGAACTGGAATGTAACCTTGACATTGAAGTGTTTTCTCAGTTCTGTGTATACTTCGAGTAGAAACTCTTCATCTAAGTAAAAGGTGCTATTGGAGAAGTCACCTACAGCATGATATGTGCCCTTCACTCTCTCTGCTAATCTTACATAGTAGTCAACATACTTCTTGATACTGTATGGTGGTTGTAGATGTTGTCTAGTCTCATTAGGATTGATGAACTGTCGGTTGTCAACAGCATCTATCCATGGTTCACCTGGCAAACTGGTTATGTACTTGTATCTGATGTATGATTCTCTCTTCTCATCTGACTTTGTCATCAACTTCAGATAGCAGGTCTCTTTCGAGTATCCTGTGTGTACATACTTTTGATCTTGAGCAAGCGTAAAGTAAAAAGGAGTAGTGCCACTCCAACCCGTACCTGCGTTGAAAAGAAAGTCCACTATTCTATGTCAATCTCACGTCCTGAGTAAATTCTATTTTTCAATACCAAGTCTTCTTGTACAAAAAATGAGTTTAGTGTGATTCTAGGTACATCATAAGAATTCCTGATACTATGCCATGTGATGTTTGGAAGAGAGTTGTGGAAAAATGCCTTGTTTGGTTTCCACTCTAATTCATATGTGTACTCTGAAGGGTCACTTGCTTCTTCATGGTCTCCTTTATCATTCTTACTGAGATTCTTATGTAATATCGTTCCATCACTCTTCAATGGGTCAACATACAATATGGTTGTGCTTATTCTTGCTCTATTATCACAGTGTGGAGGGTAAGTCCACTTTGAGGGTGCGATTGCCCAGTGTATTATCTTTTTCAACTTGCCTTCATATCCACGGTGAGGTAGATCATACTTATAAAACAACTCATTAGTCTCTGGTATGATATCTTCACTCTCATAGAAACTATATTTGTTTCTGACTGCTAATTCTTTCTTCTCATAGTTTTGAGTTGTTGCACCAACCTCATAAAAATTTTTCAGATGCTTCTGACCTAATTCTCTTATTGTCTCCCATCTTTCTGGTGACAGGAAATTCTCAAAAGCATAGCACTCCCAAGGTTCTTTGATGTGAATAATGTCCATCATGTATTTAGAATCGTCTCTATGGTCTTTCTAGGTCTATTGATGAAGTTTACGTCACCTGAGTATACAATAAATTTATATCCCTCAGATATTCTCTGTTCATATTCTATCTCAGGATCTGCTGATAGATGATTACCAGGTATATGATATCCTATCGGCACCCGATTTATGATACATCCTTTCTTGTATGCGTCTAATTGAACTTGAAACTCATGAGTGGTGAAGTCACCTGCACATCCTATAGACGCTGATAGGTCATAAGGTCCTATCAAAGCAGCATCTACGTCTTCACTTAGTATGTCATTTATATTTTCTATCGCTTCATAGTGCTCTATCATAGGAATGAGTAGAGGACTCTGACCTACACCCTCAAGATAGTCGTGAAAATGACTACCATATCCGTTTGCTCTGTTGAAACCGAGACCTCTTGACCCTGTTGGTGGGTATGCAATCGCATCTTTGATGTCTGACATCTGTTTTCCAGTCCTTACTTGTGGAACTACGATGCCACCAGCACCTTGTTCCATTGCTTCTACCGCAAGATAGGGGTCAGGTTTAGCAATTCTCGCTAGAGGGAGCGTATTTCCAATTTCTAAAGCACGAAATATGTTTGGTAACTGGTTTCTTGTGATATTACTGTGTTCTAAATCCACTCCCACGAACTGAAATCCGAAAGAACCCATCAATTCTGCGAGTTCTGTGCATGGTAATTGTTGCCAAGATCCAATAACTACTCCTCCACTAGATAGTTTTGCTCTTATATGGTCAATTCTGAGTTTTTTATTCATGATTTTATTCTCTGGATGTAGTATAACATATGGTGATGAGTTGGTAAACCCTGAAAAAGACAGATTTTCCAAGAATCATGTCAACATTGCACGGTGCGGACTGTCAAATGACATGATTGTCATGAGAACTATCGAGTATATTGAGCAAAATCCCGATGTAGACTACGTTGTAACGCAATTTACAGTGCCTAGAAGGTCAACATACTACGAAAATGAGTGGAAAAGCATAACACCATGGACAAAAAACGTGGAATCAAGTGTATATTATAAGTATTTGGACTCTCAAGAGATGAGAAATATGAATTTATGGAAGAATGTGTATATTCTAGATCAATATTTACGTGACATACCGCATTATTTCTGGAGATTGAGTGAAAGCACAGAGGATTCATCAACAAATGACAGTATTTTCAAGAAGGTGGTGCCTTGGAGTGGTATGAAAACCTTATATGACCTAATTGGCAGACCTGATACACACCCCAACCATTATGTTACAGGTCACCCTAACGAACTAGGGCATAATTTGATCTTTCAACACCTCCAAGGCGTTGTCCCAAACATATCATACCACTCATCATAGTATTTGGCAAGGCATCTTCGACCAAAACTCAAGTCATCATCAGTCAAATCCTCCAAATCCGACTTATACTGGTCACTAAGGTTCTCATGGTGTGGTGCTTTTGTTCCCATTTCAGGATAATAGCAGTTAGGATATAGGTTTTTGATGTCGAAGTGTAAAAAATTACTAAGTTTTGCTAAAGCATCGTTTTTTCCACCCCATAAATCTTCGGAAACGATAGTTGTGGTACTAAAAATCGATTTATAATACTTTATCCTCTTGACAAACTCACAATTCATGCTATAATTGCCTATCGTAAGATAACTCCAGAAATAATCTCTCGATGTAGGGTATTTTTTACGAATATTCTCGTCATATTGGTATTGTGCCGACAATTCGCTGTATAATCTGCGAACTGGATCACGAAAAATGATCAAAACCTTGATTTTGAAGTGTTTTCTGAGTTCTGGTGCTATATCTTGTAAAAATTTCTGTGGAAGCATGGCATTGCTGTTAGAAAAGTCAGCAACATAGGCATATTCGTGTTTTATTCTCTCATAATGTCTTTTGTAGTACTTGATATACGTGTCTAGCGTCGGTTTTGTAAATAATTCTTCAATCTCGTCTAAATTTTCGGTAAAAGCGTACTTATCTTTGAGATGCCACTCATTTTTGTAGTGTGGATTCTCAGATTTACCCATAATGAAGTCATACCAAGGTTTTCTCCACTTCCATGCCTCGTCACTATATACATGATATAGTAAGTGACTCTCTTTTTGTAATCCTACATGGGCACACTTGTTAGAACGCTGTAATGTGAGGTGAAGAGGACTTGTAGCACTCCAACCAGTCCCTGCACCGATAATTAATGGAACTCTCATGAAACCTATATTACATTTGAACGCAGGGGTGGGTTGGTCAGCGACTAAACCACTTTGCGACACACTTTCGGACGTGAGATATGCTATTTGTCCTAATAGACAGCATACCACAGAGTGTAATGTCCTGTATTACTTATATGAGAAGCAATACAAACCTGTACATGCAAATTTTTACTGGCATACGGTACATAAGAAGCGAGGTCTAGACTTTGTCATAAAAAATACGACTTTAGAGTGGTATATCAATTATATCAAGTCACATATCGTCGATAGTCACCTAGGAGTCAGTGATTTCTCAAATAGTAACACAGATCTACCTCCATACTTCCTAAAACAGATTGCACCAGTGCTAGAAGAAGAATTTGATGTCAGAGTGACTACAATTTGGAGACATCCCGTCAGAAGGTCGTATTCTCAGATGTCAGCATGGTATTTCAAGAAATGGAATGACAGTCACGAGAGATATCCAGATAGTATCACATATTGGAGGTCACAACTCAGTAGTCCTTCACACTTACTGCCAGATTACGTAGAAGTTTACAAGAATTGGTCATCTGCCTTCAAAAAAGTCTATCCTGTGATTATGGAGGAGGTATGGGAAGATCCTAGAGGACTATCTGAGTTTCTAGGTGTCAAAATAGACAAAATGAGTGAAAATCTGTATTTTCCAGAACGAGGAACAAATATGCCACATATAGAGGGTCTAGAACACCAATGGCAGAGCGATATGCAAGATTTGACGGATGATGATTTACAATACGGTAGAAATCGACTAGAATGGGTATATAATAACTTTAAATCGGAATTTCACTACATACCTGAGTCATGGGAAAAGTAAAACTACTACTAAACGTCGGAACTTGCTTTTCTGCCACATCTCCGTTCCATTACACGGTTTCATGGGATCATAAGTGTGTTTTCAACGGACATTGCAAAGAACCTCAGTATCTTTATCATTTGATGGCAGGTACTAAGCAATTGAAGGCAGAGAAACCAGATAAGACTAGACCTAAACCTGATCAGGCAAGAAAACAGGGAAAACCAGATATATTGACACAACACTCAAAATATGTTGTAGGTAAGTGGACAAAGGAGCAAGAAGATGAGTTTTTCAGAAGTCCTATGCATATAGACAAGTATATTAGGTATTGGTTGAGACATTGGGATAATGTGAAGGATGAATTTGAATGGGTAGGTGATTTTTCCAATCAGAGTGCATTATTGTCAATTCCCTTCATGGCATCTATAAAAGATCAGTTACTTGAGCATTTTGATGTCAAAGTGACCATGCAATTCAGAGATCCTGTAAGAAGACTGTTTTCTGTGGCAAATAAGTGTGTAAAAAATAAAGAATACAGTCAACGCAAACAATTGAAGAATAAATTCTATCCTGATCGAGTTGAGCGTAATAAACAGGTAAATGAGGCAATGACACCCATACAGGTGATGTATCAGTGGTTATCAGGTGCATTTGAACCCAATGCATACTATTCTCAGATATACAGGCGACATGCACAGATATGGGGTAAAGAAAACGTGAAAGCAATCGTTATGGAGGACTTTCACAATCCTGATAAAGAGAAAGACCAATTAGCGATGTTATCAGACTTCTTTGACTATAAGTTCACAAGTATACATGAAAATGTGTATTATCCCGATATGGGGTCGAATCCACCTAAGTTAGATTGGTTGAGTGACCAATACTCGTCTGATATCGTAGATATCACAGATGATCAGTATAAGAAGTGTCGTCAACTAATGAATCAGGTATATAAAGAATTTGAAAAGACATTCGGGTATATTCCAGATGAATGGGGAAAATAAACCACTATTACTAATCAATGCAGGTGTAGCGTGGTCTGGAACTAAACCACTATGCAAAACACTGCAAGTATGCCAAAAGATCACACATCATGGTCTTGTTGTCGAGAATAACATATTATACTACCTTTACCTACTACAGACCGATCTAAAGCAAGCAAAACGGTATTTCAACGAAAGACACAACTATAGAGTGCGATCTGCGATTGATAGCAACTCTATACCGCTTGATTTGGAATATTTGGAAAATATCTTCAAAAAGAAGACAACTATCCATACTTACATCAAATATCACCTTGACCTTTGGGAAAGGAACAAAAAGAAGGGATATATCGGATTATCCGACTTTTCAAACAGTAATGCCATATTACCTTCCAATTTTCTTGCATCTATCAAGACAGAGCTAGAAAAGCACTTTATTGTCAAAGTAATCATGATATTCCGTGATCCAGTGCGAAGATGGTATTCTGAAGCGTCAGTCGAGTACAAATACAATACAAGCGAACATCCTGATGAATGGAGGGGTGGAACTGCAGATGTGACGGGATATAAGGATAGTATCGAATATTGGAAGTCAAAACGCATAGATCACAATTGCGACTATCTAAAGATCTATAAAAACTATAAAAGTGTGTTTGACACTTATCCTATCGTTATGGAAGAGTTCTGGTACGATCAGAGTGGTCTCAGTGACTTTCTAGGACGTGATATCGATAAAGTCAATGCAAACGTATATTGTCCTTATATTGGCATAAACAAAGACCATACACCTGCAGATCTACAAAAACTGTCAGATGATGACCTTATGTGGGGTATGAACAAACTTGAGAAAGTATACAAAGGATGGGAGAAAGAATTCGGATATATACCTCAATCATGGTTATAATATGAAAAGACTCTGGAAGTGGATAGTCGGTGAGTACAAACTTTGGAAACTCCGTCGCCAAGACCCATACATCTATGAAGATGACGACGAGTAAAATACCTCTTCTGGTATTTTGTGGATGGGGTCACTCTGCAACAACCCCCTTTTATTATACGGTAGCGTTAGATAACAAGGGGTTTCATGGTGGTCATAAAAAAGAGACAGGATATCTGAACGAGCTAGAAAACTATGAGTACTTCAATATGCCAATGTGGAAGTACACATCAGATCCCTATGAGAGATTATTAGGTAAAGACGATCCTCTCACACCACCATCTCTGAATTGTCACTCACCATACACCAGACATACAGAGGAGTTCATACGAGACTGGATTGCAGAACCACCTAGTATCCAGAAATATATCGACTACTATAAGATACACTATGAGAATATCAAAGATGATTACTATGGTGTCTCTGACTTCGCTAATGGTAACTCATGGTTGAGAGAACCTTTTCTTGAGAAGTATATTCCAATACTACAAGAACACTTTGATGTCAAGTGTATATTTGTAGCAAGAGACCCTGTGCGTAGGTCATACTCTGATTTTAGTGCGAAGTTCACATGTAATGATGTCAGTGGCGAAAGACTGAAGGAGGGGTGGTTATATCCAGACAATCCAACTGAAAGACAATATACCAGTATACATGAGATGTTCCGTGGTGAACTTCATAAGAGTTGTACAAGGTTCTATGTTGAGTTTTACCGCAAGTTCAAGAAGTATGTGCCTACGTTGCAACTTGTCATGGAAGAGTTCTGGGAACCAAGTAGATTTGAGGAGCAGACAAAGAAAGTATCAGATTTTTTAGGATTCCCTATAACAAAGATTCACCATAATGCCTTTTGGCCAGAAGCAGCAGATAAAGCACCACAGTATGATTACCTCAAAGACCAGTGGGGGTCAGTCAGAGACCCTCTGACACCTGAGTTATATGAATATGGTAGAAATGTACTATTCCCTGTCTACAAGGCATGGAAGGACGAGTTTGGGGTCTTACCTGATACGTGGGGTGAGTTCATATGATCAATTACTGGGCGACACCCAACATGGGTAAGATGCACATGATGCAACTCATAGAAATCAATAAGAAATCATATACAAAGAACAAGTATCCATACTATATCTACAAACAATGGCATGACAACGATATGAGAGTTGAAAAGTCATATGTGCTAAGACATGGTCAGTCAGATATAGAGACAGCGATAAAAACTAAGACCCCATTTGGTGAAAAGGTCAAGCACAAGGGTGGTGTCTTACATGAATACTTGTGGGAGGTAGCAAAGAGCGATACTGATAGCATCAAACTACATTCTAATACCAGTGAAGTGGGTGGTGACCTGATGGAGCGTTACTTTGGTAATGTAAGAGATAGAAAACCCCCTGATGACTTGATGAAGGACAAAGACCCTGTTGAGGTGTTCTTTACGGACAAGTGGTTTACATTATTACAGGAAAAATTCCCTGTATCTCCTTCTATAAATTATCTTGGGACTTTCTTACAACCATATTTGAGGGATAATGCAAATTGTATCGTCCCTTTGGTTGAAGAATTGTGTGATGTTGATTTTATCTTTGATCCTTACATAATCATGGGCAGACAAATGTTGGGTACACCAACAAGACTACTTACAGACTTGACTGAGCAAGAAAAGTATGTTGTAAACATATACAGGTCGAGAAAGAATGTCATACCATACAAAGAAGACTTGATTGATTGTTTTGCTAGTAAGTTGAAACGATATAGTAATAAGCATGCGTACCACAGATATAAAACCGAGGATGCCTCAGTGTTATACAATCTTGATAGAGACTTATTGTGGATATACCTTGACACTGTTGTGCAGCAGGTGAGAAGAATAGAGAGATACTTCAAACATAACAACATAGACGCATACTACTTCAATATGGATCGGGACAACTATAAAGATACCTTTGGGTTTGAAAAGGATGAACTACCACGCACTCAAACTCATCCTGGCGACTACCCACAACGAGAGTTGTATGAGACAATAGCGAAAGAGTATGTTATGATGAGAAACATGAAAGATATGAGGAGGCGAGGTAGAATATATGATAGGCTTTAGTGAAGGGTTTCATGATGCAGCAGTCGCTGTGGTCAATGATGGTAAGATTTGTTATGCTTCACATTCAGAAAGATATTCTAAGATAAAGCATGATAAGAACCTTGATGTCACTGCTGCTGCCACTGCACGGTTATTATGTCATGACCAGAAGGTAGCATTCTACGAAAGACCATGGTTGAAAAGAACAAGGCAGTTTTTTGCAGGTCAGAAGGCATGGTATAGACACAGACACCTGACACTCCAACCTACAGAGTATCATAGTCATCATAAGTCACACGCTGCTGCAGCGTTTCAGACATCACCTTTTGACGAAGCAGCGATAGTTGTTGTTGATAGTATAGGAGAGTGGGATTGTACATCTATATGGACTGCTGAATATAAACAAGGTCACGCTTGCTATAAGAAGAGATGGTCGCAGTGGTATCCGCAATCTATAGGTTTGTGGTACTCAGCACTCACCAAGTGGGCAGGTTTGCGACCACTGGACGAGGAGTATATCTTTATGGGTATGGCAGCGTTTGGTAATCCCGTGCATATGAACGTAGTAGAGAAGCAGTTGCATAGGAATAATCATAAGGGAGCGAGGATAGGAGACTATGACAAGTGTGATATCGCAAAGAGTGCAGAGAGAATACTACAACTAGAACTCAATACTATATTTGCTAGAGCAGCACAGTATAGTAAGCACATATGCTATGGAGGTGGTGTCGCACTCAACTGTGTCGTAAACACTGGACTAAGGGAAATGTATAACTTATGGATTATGCCTTGTCCTGGTGACGCAGGTGGTGCTCTGGGTGCAGCATGTCTTGCATATGGTAAGAAGGTTGCCTTCAGTCCTTACCTAGGATATAATATACAGAAGTTATGTGATCCAAGGAGAGTTGTTGATGGACTCCTCGAAAAAAGAGTCGTGGGGGTTGCAAATGGCCGTGCTGAGTTTGGTCCTCGTGCTTTGGGTAATAGAAGTTTACTGGCGGATCCAAGGAAAGCTGAAACCAAAGACCTAGTAAACGAAATAAAGAGGAGAGATAAGTTCAGACCATTTGCACCTGCAGTTCTTGAGGAACACGCTCAAGATTATTTCGATATGCCTAAACAATCAAGGTATATGTCTTACGTTTATAAATGTAAGCAGCAGAGGGCGATACCTGCCTGTATACACGTCGATGGATCTGCTAGGGTACAAACAGTACCAAAAGACTCAGAGAGTATTCTAAGACCAATACTGGAGTGCTGGTACGAACGTACTGGGTGTCCTGTATTATTGAATACATCTTTGAATATCAAAGGTAAACCTATGGTCAACACCATAGGGGATGCAATAGAATTTTCACATAAGTATGATGTCACTGTGTTTTAGTGGATGTAGTATCACATGGGGTGATGAACTACAAAAGAGATTTAGCGAGAGATATAGTTCTCTTGTATCAAAACATTATGATACCAAACACACAAACATATCAGAGTGTGGTATCAGTAATGATGCGATAGTAAGAAATACAATCAGACATCTACAAAATACCAGTTCTCCTGACGTAGTTGTTATACAATACACAGTTCATCCTAGAATAGAGTATTTCGACAATCAACTCATACAGAAGTGGACACCACAGAGGGCAAATGATACACAGAGGAGTAGAGCATACTATTTGTCTGTCTACAATGACATCTTTGCAGCAGAGAACATGTGGAAGAATATATTCTTATTTGACTCATATTGTAAGAGTGTAGGACAGAAATATGTGTCATTGATTGCCGATCACTTTGAACGTATTATTGTAAAACCTGAAAAATTCTATAAAGGAGACATTGGATATTGGAGAAGTATGTGTAAAGACTACAAACCTGTATACATTCAAAAAGAATTACTAGGCACTGAGATAGAGCATCCAGAGAACTATGCTCAAGGTAGAAAAGGTGGGCATCCAAGTGCACAAGGTCACATACTAATGGCAAATAAAACTATCGAGTTGATAGACGCTATATAAACTGTTATAATGATTATGACTGAACTCTAATTATGGCTAAAGGATTTAAGGTGGTATCTAAACCACCCACTGTTGAAGCAAAAGACACTTTTGATATTGAAGCAGCAAAGAAATTGATCCAAGGTAAGAGCGTTGTATTCTGCTTACCTGGCAGAGGCGTATCATACGTCTTCCTAAAGAATTTCGTATCACTCTGTTTCGAGTTGGTACAGAACGGAGCAAATATACAGATAGCACAAGACTATAGTTCTATGGTGAACTTTGCAAGATGTAAATGTCTTGGTGCGAACGTATTACGAGGACCTGATCAATTACCTTGGGATGGCAAACTCAACTATGATTATCAACTATGGATTGATAGTGATATCGTATTTTCTAATGAATCATTCTATCGTCTGATCGCTATGGATAAAGATATTGCAGGTGGATGGTATGCAACAGAGGATGGTAGAACTACATCATGTGCACACTGGTTAGAAGAGGATGATTTCAAAGAGAATGGTGGAGTCATGAATCATGAGATGGTTGAGGGCATTGTAAAAAGACGTAAACCATTTACTGTTGACTATTCTGGATTTGGTTGGTTACTTATCAAGAAAGGTGTGTTTGAACATAAGGAAATGAAGTATCCTTGGTTTGCTCCACAGATGCAGGTATTTGATTCTGGTGAGGTACAAGATATGTGTGGTGAAGACGTATCATTCTGTCTTGATGCAATCAAAGCAGGTTTTGAAATATGGGTTGATCCACAGTGTAGGGTAGGTCATGAGAAAACTAGAATCATATAGATAATGACGATGATCAATATAACAGATATGGAACTGTATGACATATACATCAAAGGATCGTTAGAGTTCGAGTCAATCACAGAGGAAGAGATGGAGGAGAAAATACAAGAACTGGCAGAGGATTACTATAGAGAAGGGTTCCCTCACCCCGACGAAATAGAGGTTAGATACCTAGGACATGAAGACGACCCTCAGTAGAGGGTCTTTTTTTGTCTCTAAATAATGATAAATATACCCAGACTATAAAAACGAGTGCCAGCACAGAGGTTTTCGCAAGGATTCAAAGATATATCTTTGTCCTTCAAAAAACATCCAGTAACAAGAGACATCCTTACATTGAAAAATGAGGATGCCATCAAACGTTCTGTGCAAAATTTAGTTCGCACTATAAGAGGTGAAGTATTCTTCAACGAACTATTAGGCACAAGAATCAGTGGATCGCTCTTTGAGTTGGCAAATAGTGATTATATCGATCCTATGAAAACAGAGATAGAGACTGTTCTCAAAAACTTTGAACCAAGGGTAAAATTGACAGGAGTAGATTTCAAGTCTTTTCCTGATCGTAACGCAGTTGATGTCACGATAAGATATGATCTTATTGGTCTCTCTGCCCCTTCTCAGTCTGTCAACTTCATACTAGAACCAACAAGGTTATAATGGCACTGCAACAATTTACCAATCTAAACTTTGAGGACATCAAAACCTCAATCAAAGATTATCTAAGACAAAACTCAAACTTCAGTGATATGGATTTTGAGGGGTCAAACCTTTCTGTCATTGTAAATCTACTCGCATATAATTCATATACCACAGCATACAACACTAACGCAGTCGTAAACGAGACATTTATAGACAGTGCTACACTTAGAGAAAACGTAGTATCACTAGCAAGAAATATAGGTTATGTTCCACGCTCAAGAAGAGCAGCAAGAATGTTGGTGGATTATGAAATAGTTGGTCTTACATCCACCACAGAGACGATAAAATTTCAACCAGGTTTGATAGGTAACGGAACAGTATCAAATGTAAACTTCTTATTCTCCATACCAGAGGAAGTTACAGGGGCAGCATTTGAAGGAACAGCAGCAGGTACATTTGAAGCGTTCCAAGGTCAGTATCTTGAATCTAGATTTGTAGTGAATGACTCTCTACCTAATCAAAGATACATTTTACCTAACAATGGTGTAGATACATCTACAATTAGAATAAATGTAAAAGAAAATAACGCAAGCACCACTAGAACAGAGTATAAGTTAGTAGATAATATTATAGGTGTTACATCTACGTCAAATATATTCCTAATACAGGAAACCACTGATGAGAAGTATGAGGTATTGTTTGGTGATGGTATATTCGGACACAAATTATCTAATGGTAATGTCGTTGAGATATCTTACATAAAAACTGAAGGTAAGGAAGGGAATGGTGCAGTAAGATTGACATTTGCAGGTACTATTATAAATGAGAACCTTGCAACAGAGTCTGGTTTCACTGCAGCGTTATCACCTCAATTCCCATCATCAAATGGAGACGATATAGAGGATGTGAGAAGCGTAAGATACTATGCCCCTAGATTATACTCCTCACAGCACAGAGCAGTCACAGCGAATGACTATGAGGCAATCGTGCCATCTGTTTATCCTAATATAGAATCTATAAGTGCATTTGGTGGTGAGGAATTGACACCACCCAAGTATGGTAGAGTTTATATCGCAGCGAAACCTAAGAACGGATCATTCCTGTCAGAGTTTACGAAGAAACAGATACTATCATCACTCAAGAACTACTCTGTGGCAGGTATAGTGCCAGAGATCATTGATTTGAAGTTCTTATACGTAGAACTCGACACTCATGTATACTATAATGCAAACTTTGTCGGTGACACACAAAATCTTAGAACAGATGTCATAAACGCCATGAGTGTATTTGCTAGTGGCACAGAATTGAATAAATTTGGTGGTAGATTCAAGTATAGTAAAGTCTTATCATTGATTGACAGAGTAAGTGACTCTATCACATCTAATATCACAACGATAAGGATTAGAAGAAACTTGGTGGCAGTGCTGAACGTGTTTAGTCAGTATGAGATTTGTTTTGACAACACCTTCCATAGAAATGAGTCATCTTATAATATCAAGTCTACTGGATTCAATATATCTGGTGTGTCTGGTACAGTGTACTTCTCTGATCAGCATGTATCTGGTGATACAGGTAATCTCTTCCTATTCCAACTTGACTCTGATACTAATGTCAAGATACTGTCTACAACATTCGGATCTGTTGATTATAAGAAAGGTGAGGTCATAATTGACACAGTAAACATCACAGGTACAGTTCTATCAGATAATATTATTGAGATACAGGCGATACCACAGTCAAATGACGTACTAGCAAGGAAAGAATTGTATCTTCAGTTTGATGTATCTAACAGTAACTTCTTTATGAGAGAAGATCCTATATCTACAGGTGCAAACACATCTGGTACAAGATATAACCCACAATCTAGTTACAGTAACGGTGCAAAAGTAAGAGGTGCTATCATAACAAGCACATCTAGTGCTACTACACTGGTTGGGTATGTAAATGGACAACCTTACTACGGTGCGTTCCACTCAATGCCAAATGGAGACCGCATGACAGGTGCATTCCACTCTGCATCAAGTCTTCCTATAACTAGCACTCCGACAACTGCCATAGATAGTTCATCAACAAGTGTGTCACAGACATCATCGACATCTTCTTCATCATCTTCCTCAAGCAGCAGTAGTGGATACGGATACTAATGATACAAACATCATTGACCAAAGTCAAAATAAATGAAGTAATTGAGAGTCAAATACCAGAGGTAATTGACGAGGAGAATCCTCTTCTTGGTGATTTTCTAAAACAATATTATATCTCACAAGAAAGTCAAGGTGGTGCTATAGACATCGCTGAAAACCTTGTTGAGTACAAGAGTTTAGACTTTTTGAATACAGAAAACCTCATAGGGTTCACTTCTGTCAGTCAATACACCAGAGCGAATGATGATGTAATATATGTTGACTCTACAAAGGGATGGCCAAGACAATTTGGTCTTTTGAAGATTGATAACGAGGTAATTACATATACAGGAATAGGATCCACATCATTTGAGGGGTGTGTCAGAGGTTTTAGTGGTATTGAGAATAATAATAGAACTAATCAACCAGAGTATCTTACATTTACCAATAGTGGTGTAGCAACACACGGTGTGGACTCTAGAGTTCACAATTTGAGTAATGTATTCTTGCAAGAGTTTATGAAGAAACTCAAAAAGCAAGTATTGTCAGGATTTGCTGAGAGAAAATTAGATGAGAAACTTGATCAATCTAATTTCATAAGACAATCAAAGGACTTCTACAAATCTAAGGGTACAGAGGAGGCATTCAAAATATTATTTGGTGCACTGTATGGTGAGAAGGTTGAGATGATTCAACCATCAAAATATATCATTAGTCCATCAGATGCTGAGTATAGAGTCAATGAAGTATTGATATGTGAATTGATAGATGGTAATCCACTCAATATAACTGGTGAAAGTATCATACAGAAGACCACACCACTAGAAACAAGTGGTTCTATCACAGGTGTAGAGAAAGCAGTCTTTGGTGGTAAGACATACTACAAGATTGCACTGTCAAAAGGCACTATCATAGGTAAATTCCAACAGATAGGTAAGACATTCATTACAAGATCAGCAACAACTGGATCTACCAGTATTGATGTTGATTCTACAGTAGGGTTTGGTGCTACAGGATTCATTGAGTTTGAAGATAGGAGAATATCATATCTTGGTAAGTCACTTACACAATTTACTGGTATATCAACACTTACATCTCCTTGTGGTATTGGTTCAACTGTAAGGTCTGGTCTAGTTGCGACATCATATGAGAATGGTGATCTTGGATTGCCAGTCAGATTCAATGTGCTTGGTGTTCTCAACAAATTTGTAGGGTCTGCTATCAACCAACAAGAAGAATCTGAAGTCAACATAAACCAACTAGGAAGAATAGAGAAGGATCTGAGATATAGCACA